TGAATACATACCAGTGCCCGAGAACTGGGGAAAGGAAGGCGAGACTATTGCAACAAAGGCTAACGCTATAGATGGAAAAATCGAAGTTGTGGTTGTTGATAATAGAGGCGCTAACTATCAACCAATCTCTACATCTTTTGCCAATGTTCCAATTCTCGGAGATGGGTCAGGAGGAAAGGCTACAATTACGGTTGATTCTTTCGGAAAGGTTTCTGAAGTATTTGTTACTGACGGAGGAGAGGGATATACCCACGGATCAATACAGTTCTTCCCAGGCGCTCCTGGCTCTGAGTCTGGCGGTGTTCTTGCTAACCTTACCAATACTGGAATAGGAACTACGTCTGCTGCGAATTTTAGTGTCATTATTCCACCTAAAGGGGGACATGGACATGATATCTACAGAGAACTAGGAGCATACAGAGCTCTTCTATATTCAAGATTTGAAACCATAGAAACTAACCCAGATATAATTGAAGGTAATGATTTTGCTAGAGTTGGATTAATAAAAAATCCTACAGTATTTGGTAGTAGTACAGAATTACTAGACACTGCTATGGTGAGTGGATTGAAAGCAATCAAAATGGCTGGTCTTACAACAGGAACAGTTTATGCGGTTGACTCTGAGATTACACAGACAGTTGGCGTTGGTTCTACTGCGATTGGATATGTGGCATCTTGGGACAAGGTTACTGGTGTATTAAAATACTATCAACCTATGGGTCTTGCATCTAGTGAAACTGGATATAAAATTATTCCATTTACTTCTAATCCTGATCCAGGCTTCGGAGTTACAATTAATGGATCATCTGTGTCAGGTGCTTTATTGTCTGTTGATACCAGTTATAACGGTGTGAGTACCTCAATAAATAATAAAGTCTATCAACTTGGTATGAGTTTTAGTGCTGGTATATCGTCAGCAGAATTTAATACTAAGTCAGGTGAAATAATCTATATTGATAATAGGACTGCAATTCCTCGTTCTGCTAGTCAGAAAGAAGACATCAAAATAGTGCTGGAGTTTTAAAGAAAAATGCCACAAAATACGAACTTAAATTCATCTCCATACTTTGATGATTTTGAAGAGTTAAAGAATTATCAAAGAGTACTATTCAAACCAGGCTTACCTGTACAGTCTAGGGAACTTACAACATTACAATCTATTCTACAGAGTCAGATTGAAAAGTTTGGTAAGCATTTTTTCAAGGAAGGTTCCGTTGTAATTCCTGGCCAGATTGCATATGATTCAGATTTTACAGCTGTACAAATAGATGACAGTCATTTAGGTATTCCAGTTTCTCTCTATCTTAGCAATCTTCATGGTAAGAAAATTAGAGGTGAAACTAGTGGAGTAACTGCAAAAGTAGAAACGTCTATTACAAATAGAGAATCAAGCAAAGGAGCATATACTTTATACATCAAGTATCAAAGTTCTAGTGATTCTGATTTTTCTAGGGCAACTTTTGCGGATGGAGAAAATTTACTACTTGAAGAAGATCTTAATTACTCTCTTTCTAGTATAAGAGCTGGTGGTAGTTTTGCAACTACAGTTATTTCAAATGCAACTTCAACTGGTGCTGCAGCAAAGATTGCTCAGGGTGTTTATTTTATCAGAGGTTTCTTTGTCACAGTTTCTGATTCTACAGTTATTCTAGATCAATATACAAATGCACCCTCATATAGAGTTGGTTTGTTAGTTAGAGAAGAATTAGTCACTGCCTCTTCCGAGAACAATGATCTATACGATAATGCAAGAGGTTTCTCAAACTTTGCCGCGCCTGGTGCTGATAGATTTAAACTATCCACAACACTTATCAAAAAATCTCTTAATGATCTGAACGATGAAAACTTCATCGAATTGATGAGAATTGAGAATGGAGAATTACAAAAATTTGTTAAAGATTCAAATTATAATTTAATTCGTGATGAGTTGGCAAAAAGAACATTTGATGAATCAGGACATTACTATGTCAATCCATTTAATGTAACTGCTAAAGAGTGTTTGAATAATAGAGTTGGTAACGATGGTGCATTTTATTCGGATCAATTAACTCAACAAGGCAATACTCCTACAGATGACCTAATGTGTTTGTCTATAGGGCCAGGAAAGGCATACATCAAGGGGTATGAAGTAGAAACAATAGGAACTACAACTCTTGATATAGAAAAACCAAGAAGCACTGAAAGAATTTCAAACGAAGCAATACCATTTAGTGTAGGAAGACAGATAGAACTTAATCATGTAAGTGGTTCTCCTCCTGTTGGAATAGGTACAGATTCATATGTTAATCTTTTCAATAAGAGAACTGTGACTGTTGGAGAAGGCAGTGGATTACAAGTTGGTGTTGCCAGACTTTATGATCTAAAATTAAAGAATGTAGGATATGCTGATTCTTCTACCTTATTTGAATCTGCTTTGTACGACATTCAAACATTTACATATCTTCAACTGAATACAGGGACTAGTGTAACTCTTCCATCTTATGTTGAAGGTAAGAATAGTGGTGCAACTGGATATGCCTACGAAGCTTCAAATAATTCTACACAGTTAGTTTTATATCAAGTTAATGGTACATTCCAAACTGGCGAACAATTAGAGATCAACGGAGTTGATGTGTCTAGAAGTATTTCTAGAGTGGAGGATTATGGTGTTGAAGACGTTAAACAGTTAGTTGGAAATGATCCTACAAACTTTAAATTCAGTGCAGATGCTGTATTGAATTTGGGTCATTTGTTAGCACCTACTGCTACTCAATACACTGTTAGTCAAGCTGTTGGTTCTGCATCTACTATAACTTCTCCTAGTGCAGATTTTACTAGTGTTGGTATCAAAACTGGAGATATTATTCAGTACAGTGTTTCTGGTAATAATGTTCCTACAATGAATAGTGTTACTGGATTTACAGCACAGTCAATCACCCTTGAAGCCGTTTCCGATGTTACAAATGTAAACTCTGGTGCTTTACCTACAAGTGATGTAAATGTCAATGATTTATTTAAAGTTACTTTAGAAGTAAAAAATAACTCTAGTGCCTTTTTATTCAGTGAACTAACTAAAAATAATGTTGCATCTGTCGATCTAAATGGTGCTGATCTTGTATTTAAGAAATCATATGCGATCACAGTTGCTAGTAATGCCTTTAGTGGAACATTAGAAACTGATGCAGATTTAACACTAGAACCATTTGATGAAGAAGACTACAATCTCTCATTCAAAAATACTGGTGTCATAGAATCATTAACTAATCAGAAACTAACAGTCAGTGGCAGAACAGTTACATTGTCTGGTTTATCTGTGGCATCTGGTGATGCGGTGTTGACAGTTACATTTAGAAAAGTAAATGTAAAACCAAAATCAAAAGTACTAAAGAGAGCTACAAAATATACAATCAATAAATCTGCAAAAACTCAGTCAGGCACTGGGTTAATGAAGTTAAATGATGGATTAACTTATGACACTACCTATGGTAATAGGATACAAGATAAAAGATTATCTTTAGGTGTCTGTGATGTTGCATACGTTCTTGCTATACTAGAATCTTCTACCACAGACGATCCGCAGTTACCCACACTTCAATTAACAAATTTAAACTCCAATCTGTTGAACGCCATCAAGGGTGAAAATATAATTGGTAAAACTTCTGGTGCATCGGCAGTATTTGTAGAAACCAATGGTTCTAATGAAGTTAATTTCATTTACCAAAATGAAAATACATTTGAAGTTGGAGAAACAGTTACTTTTGAAGAAACAAATGTTCAAGGAACAGTTCAAACATTTGTTCCAGGCGATAGAGATATTCAAAATAACTTTGAATTTGATCCTGGCCAACAGTTAGATTATGTTGATTTTTCTGCACTTGTAAGAAGACCTAATACAGAGGCTCCTACAAGAAGAATTACCGTTATCTACAACAACTATGTAATTGATAATTCAGATCCAGGCGACTTTGTAACTGTCAACTCATATGATGAAAAGTTGTATAAGGATAGTTTACCTAGTGTTGGTGGAATATATGCTTCAGATGTTATTGATTTAAGACCAAGAGTTACATCAGCAATTTCTGGTAGATCTCCTGGCGAGTTTTTAGCAAGACAGTTTGTGCCTGGCTCATCTTCAACAACACATGTAATTGCACGAGATAAAAACTTCAACGTTTCATATGATTACTACGTTGGTAGAATAGATAAACTCTTCTTGAGTAAAGAGGGTATATTCTCTATGGTAAAAGGAGTTGCTGCTGAGAATCCTAAACTACCAAACACAATCGACAATTCATTAGAAGTGGCAACTGTCACTATGAATCCATATGTTTATAATACATCTACAATCAGGTTAGATTTAGCGAAACATAAACGATTCCGTATGAAGGACATCGCTACAATTGAAAATAGAGTAAAGAATGTTGAATACTATACATCACTATCACTATTAGAAGTAGAAACATCAAATATGTCTCTTCGTGATCCACAAACAAATCTTGACAGATTTAAGGCGGGATTCTTTGTAGACAACTTCAAATCTGTGACATCTGGTGATGTTACCAATAGGCAATTCAAGGCATCTATTGATTCAACAGAGGGTAAGTTAAGACCACAACACTATACCACTTCTATTGATTTATTATTAGGATCGGAAGCCATAGTTGGTGCTGCTACCTCTTCAAATCCAAGTGCAGATTTCAGATTTGCAGATGATTTAGGAGACGCTAATGTTAGAAGAGTAGGTGATGTTGTATGTTTAAATTATGATGATAATGTTTTCCTAGAAAACAAATTTGCTACTAGAATTGTAAACGTAAACCCATTTGCTGTTGTAAACTGGATTGGACAGGTAGAATTAAACCCTGCCACAGATACATGGATTGAAACTAGAAGAACTGCAGCAACATACGACATTGAGGGAAGTTTCAACTCATTCATGGGTATGACAGGTGCAGATAGTAACACTGGCCTTTCACCTATTGATTGGGGTGGTTGGGAAACAACATGGACAGGAAGAAGTTCTACACTAGGCCCTGTCACTAGAACTGATTTCTCTAGCGAAGTTCTCAGTAGAAGAACTCATCATCATGGAGAGTTTGTAGGCCCTCGTAGAGGTGGTATTCCTATCACTACAACTACACAGCTCTTGGAGAGAAGAGAAGAATTTAAAACAGAGACTACAGTTACTACTAGAAACCAAACCAGACAAGGTATACAATTCCGTGTTGGTGAAAGATTCGATACCACAAGTCTTGGAGATAAGGTAGTCAACACAGAAGTTGTTGCTACAATGAGATCCAGAAATATTGAATTTGTATGTAGAAGATTAAAGCCAAATACAAGATTATATCCATTCTTTGACAACATTGACATGTCAAGGTTTGTTGTACCTAAACTTGTAGAAGTCACAATGGTATCTGGTACATTTGG